ACCTAAGATTGGTGATAGTATACAAATTCTTTTCTATAAGGGAACAGGATCTCAGGACGTTGTTGATAGGCAGGTTTTAGAAACTGTTAAGCCTGGTGATGATTTGCAGATAACTCATTTACCTTCGCAAGATTTCTGGTTAACTGAAAAAGTTAGAGTTCCACTTAGTGTAGATTCTACTGATCGTATTTCAACTCCTCCATATTATGGACCAGGTAATGTTGGAAATCCTAATCTAGAAAGACCTATTTCTTGGTGTAGACAGATGGAGGATAAGATTATTAATGAGAAAGGAGTAGGAAAATCTAGAGAAATTTATGAACCAGTAATTAATCCCTATTCACCAATTATTAAATCTGTTGGTATAGGATCAACTGTAATTTATGTTGAAAATGCACGACCTTACTTTGACCCTTATGATGAGGTTGATGACACTTCCCCTTCAGCANCGGACTTTGCTTTCCAGAAGAAGGTTAAATTTATCTCTCAAGAAGTACGATCTGGTGCAGCAGGAACTGCTATTATTTCCGGTTTAGGAACTATTAGTTCTGTTGCTATTTCTACTGGTGGTATTGGATATAGTACTGCGATAGTAAGTTTTGGGTCCACTTCTATTGGTGATACAGAAGTGGGTGTGGTTACAACATCTACTAGAGCATATGGTACTCCCGTAATTAGTGCTGCTGGAACTATTACTGGTATTGCAATTACTGCAGTAGGATCTGGATATACTTCTTCCAATCCACCATCTATGCTTATTAGTCCTCCTGTATGGTCTGAAGAAGAAAATACAGTAACCAGTTATGGTGGAGACTCTGGAATAATTGTTGGATTTGGTACTACCACCGTTGGAGTGGCTACAGGATATCAATTAGTATTTGATATGCATATTCCTCTTACTTCCAACTTAAGAAATTCTAATATTACTGGAACAGCAGTTACAATCTCTGGAATTAGTACTGGTGATTACTTTATTGTTAATGATTCTAATGTTGGGTCTTCTAGTACGTCAATAGGTTCTCTTGCTGCTGATGGTGCCGTTATTGGAATTGGAACCCAGTTTGTAAATAATGTTTATGAGGTTAATACCTTTGAGATAGTTCAATCTCCTACTGGTGTTGCTTCTGATGGAGTGGGAATTGGTACAACTCATATGAGTAGAGTCTTTGTTAAAATTGCTGAACATCTTGATTGGGGTGGTCAATGGCCTAGCTTCAGTGGAGTTGGAATTCAAACTGGAAATTATTTCGGATCTTATAGTTGGGGTAAAATTATTTTACCATCAAGATCTGAAGAAAATGCATATTCTGCATATACATTAGGTGGAACAGGTGGTATATCTACTTCACCTGTAGTGAGAAGGTCTAGATCCCTTAAATATAAACAGTATAAATTACCATAAATAAAGAAAAAGTTTCTGTCCAATGGCTGCCATTATAACTGACCAAATCAGATTGTTGAATGCGAAGAATTTTGTTGCGGGAGTGACATCCACTACTAACGCTTATTATTCTTTTATTGGTTTACCAAATCCCACTGATGTTGATTCTGATTGGAATAACGATCCCCCTTCTCCTAAAGATAATTTTACAGAGGAGAATGATTATTGGGATGATATGGTTGCATTGAAGAAAATTGCTGCATCGGATTGTAGACAAGTTGTTTCTAAAAGAACTTGGTCATCTGGTACAACATATGACATGTATAGGGGTGATTATAGTAGATCAAATACTGCTCCTGTTTCTGGTGCGACAAATTTATATGCAAGTACGTTTTACGTTATAAACACTGACTATCGGGTTTATATTTGTTTACAGAATGGTACTGATCCTGATAACCCCACTGGAAGACCTTCATTGGATGAACCAACTTTCACTGATTTAGAACCAAGAAATGCTGGAAGTAGTGGAGACAATTATATTTGGAAATATCTCTATACTATAAAACCTGCCGATATCATTAAGTTTGATTCTACTGACTTTATGCCAGTTCCTTTGAATTGGGATACTAATGTAGATGATGCAGCAGTTAGAGATAATGCTGTAGATGGATCTATCAAAATCATAACAATTACTGCTCGTGGTGAAACTATTGGACCTTCTGGTGGTACTGAATATACAAAAGTTCCTATTAAAGGAGATGGTTCAGGAGCAGAATGTACAATTACTACAACTAACGACCAACAGGTTGATACTATAACTGTTACTAAACAGGGATCTGGATATACCTATGGTAGTGTAGCTTTAGAAAATGGTGGTGTTCCAACGGGAACAACAATACCTACCTTTGATGTTATCATTCCTCCACAAGGTGGTCATGGNTCAGATATNTATAGAGAATTGGGATCAATGAATGTTCTCATTTATTCTAGAATTGAGAATGATAATGAAAACCCAGATTTTGTGACTGGTAACCAAATTGCAAGAGTTGGGTTGGTAGAAAATCCACAAAAATATGACTCTACTGCACTTTTGAGTGCAGATAAAGCAAGTGCGGTAAATGCATTAAGATTGGCAGGTTCTGGTTACAGTTCTGCTTCATTCCAAGCAGATAGTTATTTTGTACAAACTATTTCTGCTGGATCCACTGCTCAAGGAAGAGTTGTTAGTTATGATGCAACTACTGGTGTTTTGAAGTATTGGCANGATAGAACCATGGCCGGGTTCAATACTGTTGGAACGGCACAAACAAATCCAACNTATGGATANAACTTAAATAAATTCACNGCCTCTCCAGGAACAGGAGGCAATTTAGAAATTGTTCCTACTGCTGGATCAACTCTTCAAATTGATAGTGCATTCACGGGTATCTCTACCGTAATAAATAATATAACATATTATCTTGGTCAAAATTTTACGGATGGTATTTCCAACCCCGAAGTTAAACGACATAGTGGTAATATTGTTTTTGTGGATAATAGACCAGCTATCACTAGGTCAGTTAACCAAAAAGAAGATATTAAAATAGTATTGCAGTTCTAAAAAATCATGCCACAGCATACAAATTTAAATGTAGCCCCATATTTTGACGATTATGATCCGTCGGATGATTTTTATCGGGTTCTATTTAAACCAGGATATCCTGTTCAGGCTAGAGAATTAACAACTCTCCAATCGATGTTGCAGAACCAAATTGAAAGGTTTGGTCAGCACTTTTTTAAAGAAGGTGCTAAAGTAATTCCAGGAAATACAGGTTATAATAGAATTTTTTATGGTGTTCAGATAAACAATAATTATCAAGGTGTTCCTGTATCAGCATATGCTGACCAGTTAGTAGGAACAAAGATTACAGGTCAAAGATCTGGTGTAACTGCTGTTGTAGATACTATTTTATTGCCAGAAGATTCTGATCGTGAACAACTTACTCTTTATATCAATTATTTAAATTCAAGTACAACAAATAATTCTACTCAAATATTTTTTGATGGAGAAGAATTAACTTGCAATCAAACTATTTCTTCTGGATTATTAGGTAATACAACAATTGCTCCAGGAGCTCCTTTTGGTATTACTGTAGCAGACAGTGCAGCTGTAACAGGATCTTCTTTCCAAATTCAAGAAGGTGTTTATTTCGTTCATGGTCAATTTTGTGGAGTAAATCAAGAAACACTTATTCTGGATCAATATGGTAGTAAGCCAAATTTTAGGATTGGATTATTTGTAAATGAAGAAATAATCAATGCTGATATTGATGAAAGTTTGAATGATAATTCTCAGGGATATAATAACTATGCTGCACCTGGTGCTGATAGATTAAAAATTTCTCTTAGTTTGTTTAAAAAGTCAGTAGATGACTTTGATGATACTAGTTTTATTGAACTCGGTACAGTAAAGGATGGAGTTTTAAAAACTGCTAAGAGTGGTAGAAATGGTAAAGGAAGTAGTGGTGGATTAATAGGTGGATTTGGTGGAGGATCTGGTGGTTGGGATTTAACAGATACTCTTGCAAGAAGGACTTATGATGAAAGTGGTAATTATGACATCAAGCCTTTTGATGTTACTGTTTTAAATTCTCTTGATGATAATATAGGAAACAGAGGGGTATTTAA